GGTCATAGATACGTTGACCATCCTCTCCAAATTGTTCATACCACTTTTTAAGGCTGTTAACTAGCATATTGACACAGAAAGTCTCTGATGGTATCTTCTTAATGTCTTTACCGGAGATGATACGGAAGAATGGTGGCTCTGGCTGTAGCGGTTTACCCTTTAGACAGTGATGTGCATTTGCTATGATTGGACTGTCGAGCGCCTGTCTATACACTTCATCAAGCTCTACTACAGGAAGATTAACGAGAGCATAGTTAAGGATACTCTTGCTAAAGACTGGCGGTAACTGGTTAATATCACCTACAAAGATGACTTGCACGCCAGCATGGAGAGCGTCTAGCAGCTTCATCCATAGATCAATCCCCAACATACTGCTTTCTTCGATTATAATGTGTGTTATTCGCAGCTTATTACCTGCGTGTCTCTGTGGATCAAAACGCATTCCAGTAGTGCCATCTTCTCGATCAAAGAAAATAGGTTCATACTCCAGAAGCCGGTGGACTGTTGTTATGTTGTGTTCCAAGCGTTCCTCAAGTTCAGGATCTTTATGTAGTGCCCGGCGCATATTGTTAGCAGCACGGTTAGTGTATGCACAAAAAACTATACTAGGTGCAAGAACGCGCCCAGCTCCACCTCGTAACTTAAAGTCATGTTGTCCTAGCTTACCAGTATCTAGCAACCGTTTTGCTATCTCCCGACAAGCTGTAGTCTTACCTGTGCCAGCAGCTCCTGTAAGCACAAAGCATTTGCCATTTTCCGCGTAGTCTGCTGCTAACTCTTGCTTTGCGTTTAGGACAATGCTTAGTGCAAAGCTTTCGTGCTTAACGGCTGTTGATGGTGCACCAATTCCATCATTGATAGGGAGATCAGCGAGAGTTACTGCGGGTTCCGGCGCAAGTTTCTTAGCTTCAGCATCTTCCACATCATCGTATACTGCTACTACTACAGGCGCTAGTGTTGCTAGTATAATTGGTGCTGCTAGAGTTCCTAGTTGCGCGCCTTCAGCCTCTTTAGGATGCCCGTTAAGCTTATCAAGTTCAATTTGCCGCAGTCTTGCTCTTTCCGGTAGTGGAAGGCTATAGAAAGCTGCACCTATAATCTTTAGCACATTTTGCTGTGCAAGCTGTTCACGTTGTTTGGCCGACATGGGCAATTGCGCCATGAAGTTAATCATGCTGTATCCCCATTTGGTGCTGTTTTTACATAGCTATACAGGTCACCATTTAACTTGTGTTGTGCTGCTATGACTTTCGCGAGTTCATCGGAAAGCCCATGATAATAGACTAGATAAGTAGCAATAGCTTTGCGTTCTTTTTCTAGTCTGGTAGCTAAGCTTACGGTATTATCGTTTGACATGTTAGCTTTCCTTAATTGTAACTGTAGACAAAGCTTGTTTAACTTTACCCTCTTTAAATAGTCTTGCAACTGCAAAATACTCCCCATCTTCAAACATTTGGAAGCTAATAATACACTTCGCAGCTTGTTCCTTGCGGAAAGCATGTTGCAGACTTTCTTCCTTATAAAGGGGCCATTCTGTAATGTTTCCATGTCGCTCGGTTGTTAAGACAGTATCCCGTGCATATACTACCCGCACATCAAGGAAGCTAATCCTTAATCCCGGTTTGCGTTCCCTCTTTTCGTTGAATACGTTGAAACCATAGCGCGTAACATCCATCGAAGCAAGTGTATCTTTACGCGCGGTTACACCTTGCCCTGCGTGTATGATTGCCATTATATCTACTCCTTATTATCTATGTTGTTAGGTTTCGTGATCTTGGACATAAAATCTACTTTGATTTTATTTTGATGTTGCCATTCTTGTTTATTACGTGTAAGTTCCTGTGTGAAACTTAGTAAATCATCTTCGATCTTATCTGTTACAATGTCGGCAAAGATGCGACTAAGAGTAAGTGCATCGTTGTTATTAGGAAAGGTAGTGACTATCTTATGCGCTAGATCAGCTTTTGCCTTGTCGCTAAGATATGTCAACATTTTAATGTTTTGGCGGATAATCACAAATAGCAGACTGTGCGCGCTCTTATCCGCTTGTGCTTTTGTTATAGTGTCGAGTAGCTCAATAGCTTGTGTTGCCTTGCTCTTTACAAGCTTATGTTGTTGTAAGCTAGGATCGCTATAAAGCTTGACTTTTGCGGATTGTTTAGCAGGTTTAATGTGACCGACTTCATCAGTCTGACTTTCGCCTCTACAAGCTTTGATGTAGTTTAGTATGAATAGTTCCGCTTCCTGTTGTGCTTTTTGTAAGCTAGACAATGGAACATTACGCAATACACTCTTGATAACCGCACTATCGTCAAGATATAGACTAATAGCAGGCATCATTAAGGTGCTGGGTAGATTGTGATAGTATCTGACTGCGAAAGATAAAGTTTGTTTTGTCGCGGCACTTAGGAACATATTAGCGCGTGCATAATCTTTGCAGATCAACAGGTTTTTATGTTTCCATATAGTTAGTAACATACCCGCTAATACTTGCGGTTCTAGCTCACGTTCTAAGCGTATGCCTGTTTTGTAGTATTGCCTTAATACCGCTTGCACGTTGTCAAAGAATGCTAAAGGGTGTAGGATACTAAGATTAATTGCTTTAGCAGCTTGACTTGTAGCGGGAACCGGAAGTCTACATACGAAGGATATACCTGTTTCTTCGCATGTAATTGTAGCTTCCTCATGTAGCACAATGTAGGCTTGTTCATGTTCTCGATTGCGTTTACGATGTTTAACATTCTTAGTCGCGAGTTCTTCGACAGCAGTATAGCTTTTGCTGCTAAGTTCGCTGTTGTTATAGGTTACTAGCATATCCCATCTTGTAGCTTGCCAGTATTGTAGATATTGTGCAAAGTAGAAAGGGATATTGTTATTGAAAATGTATGTTTCAATGACTTTATCTGTGCGTCGGCGTGCTTTAAGGATGACTTGGAATCTTTCATTATCTAACCTGTCACCATAGCACTCTACAGCATTACCATTAGTTACTTCAAGAGATTGTAAGCGTTTAGTTTGTTCTTGTATATCTAGCCAAATATCTTGTTTAATACCGCCTTTTCGTGCTTCCACTAACAATTCCGCATTAACCGCTTGTAAATCCTGCAAAGCTTGCTGATCTTGCAAAGCTTGTTCAAATGCTGCCGTTACCGCTTGTTTGACTGACATTTTAAACTCCTTATCTACAACGTATTTATGGGTTTGGTGATACCTGCGTTGCTTGCATTCCTTGGTTTATAGCCAAGTTCATGATGTAGACTATCTTGTGGACATATAGCACGTAGCCAAGACATAAAGATTTGCCCATGTTTAGCTGTCCAACCTGCTAGAGCGTGTGCTATTTCATGAGCTACATACCATTGTCTATATGTGCCATCACGTTTATATGCCCATGTTGGAATTGTAATAATCTTGATATTATAGTAACAACGGCCTCTTGATTGTCTTACAACGTATATGCGCCATCCATCACGTTTAATACTCTTGTAGTGTGTAGAGAGCTGTGGATGTTTATATAGCCAACCTATTAGTGAGAGTGTAGTAGCATGGTCTATATTCGCGCGTGCTTTTGCATTATCCGTTATCCGTTGTCCACTATCCGCTATCCCAGAAGAGGGTTCCTGTATATCCTTCAGAAGTTCCTGAAAGGCTTGTAATTCACTTACCTCTACATCGTCTAACATGGCAGCCTCAACATGGTAGTAAGTCCTTATAGTAAACTGTTGCTGTTGATAACATTGTATTGAATAACCCAATTTTAGCATACGAGGACTCGGCATGTCAAGGAAAATCGAAAAATCCAAAAATCTATAATGTATTCAATCACTTGGAATCTACGAATCTGACCTACCCTCCTCCTCTGGAGAAGTGACCTTTCCCCACCATATTATGTGTAGTGTGTAGCAGTATATCCTAGGTGCAATAGTCTATCCTACCTGCAATATGTAGTTAGCCTTCTTAGGGTATTATTTTTACCTATATACAAATTTTTAATATATTTCATTACCCCCCTACGTAGGTAAGATACTAAGCACCTTATAAGGTATAGACTAAACCCTACGCACACACACTACACTACCTACACACAATGACTACTAGCACACTATGTAGTGGAAAATGGGCACTTTCTGGGAGGGGTATACCCCTCATTTTCGTAGATTTTTAGCGCCCTAGCAACTTTAGATTCATAATATAACATCTGCAAGTATTACATTATCTGCAATACATAGTCACCATTAGTCCAATGGTCCCTGTTTATATGTATAGTCTGTATGTATAGCCTAATTCTGCAAGCTTTATATCCACAGTATAGCCTTAGAGCACGCAGTAGTCTTGACAGCCTAGCAAATCTTTGCAGTAGTTCCTCGCTATAGATAATCTCATGTAAAAATGTCTTGACCGGCGGAACTCGCCTATGTTAAACTTGTCTCAGTTGTAGTAAGTCAGGTTTACCAGCGATACCTGCCCCAAATCGCTAGACCCACTAAGAGAGGCACTAAATGTCCAAGTTTACAAACAGTATGTTGCTCGTATTGAGCGAAAAGGTTTTGCTGGCGAATGGCAAGAAAGAGCACAAGGAAGTCGGCAAAGCTAATGTTCCCTTGCCTATCCTTCAAGACTTCGGTATCAAGGCGGAACAAGCGGTATACGATGCTGATGATACCGCGAAAGGGCAGGTTAAAGGCAAGCCTGCGTTCGAGGACGGAGTGCCGTTGTATAAGGACGCGATCGCGGACTGGCTGCAACAGGCTATTGCGTTCAGGGTGGCTGCAATGTCACGTAACAGGTTCAAGGGTGGGCAGTTGAAACCGGGCGCGACATTAGCAGAAGACTTCGATGCATTGACAGCGGAAACACAGCGCACAGGCGAAGCACTCGCCTTACGTCGTGATGCCAAGTCAAGCTTTGAAGCTTACCTCCAGGTGCAAAACAAGAAAGCTGCAACGGTTCAGTTGCTCGGTGAACTGTTCTGGAATAGCAGCAAAGTGCTTGCGAGCGCAGGTGATAAGTATGTCGAAGCACTCGCGGCACATGTCGGCGCTTGGATTGATACACTTGCCGAGGACAAGAAAGCAAGGTTCAGTCCGAAGATTGCGGAACTCCAAGAGAGCATCAACAACGCACAAGAGGGTTCCACGTTGGATGATGATGACCTTGGACTCCCAACAGCAGTTAAGGCCGCCTAGCCTGTAACGCTGCAATCCTCAAACCGTCTAGGCTAATATAGCTAGACGGTTTTTCTTTGCCCATCATCCTAGTAAGGATAAGCTACGCTAGATAGACCCCTCCCCCGAACCCTTTTTAGTCCTAGGGCCTAGCTTCTTCAAGGAACGTCTCTCTCCTATCTCACATATTTTACACTAAATATCCTACAAACCTAACTCTACCAATATAGGGTTACCTTAATCTCAAGAACATACCCGCTACCTCTTTACTTTGGTTACTAGTTGTTGTATTGGATATGGATAGCGCCGCGACAGCTCCAGCCCTACCATCCCCAAAGCTCTCGGAACATGCTATAATGTAGTTATAGAGTAAAACACAAGGATTTACGGAGATTCCCATGCGTGACCAAGCAATAGAGTTTCTAGCGGGCGGATTTTCCAAACAGGCTGTTGCACAGACGCTAGGCTGTTCGGAGCCACAGATAGACGCATGGCTTAAAGAACCTGAGGTGATTGCATCTTTAACTACACGTGCTAAAGAACTACAGTCAGAACGCATTGACAAGAGGTATACGGATCTTGAAGAAGCTACACTTAAACAATTAAAAACGGATCTAACGATGATGGATGCTTCAAGTCTTTGCAGGATACTAGAGACAGTCGCGCGTAACCGTATTGCTGCTAAACTTCCTGCCGGTCACTATACTAATCCAACAGTAGGTGCTTCAATTACACTTGTTCTCCCAGCGACAGGCGCGGAGGTTATAGTAGACAGTAAAAATCAAGTTATTGCTATTGGTGGGCGTAACATGGGTGCTATGCCAGTATCTGGAGTACAACGTCTGTTTGAACAAATTGAACACAACCTTAATGACATGAAAGGAGACTGCGATGAAAGCCAAGTTGCAAACGCTGCATAAAGCTGCACAAGCTATCCGCAAGTTGTTTCCCGCGCTCGCTACTGCCAGCCTACAAAGCTAGGCAGCCACGTGAACGTAGACTTCGCGAACGGCAATCTACATCTCGTTCTTCACCACGCTAAAGTGGCTAGCCTGCCTTCTTAGGTAGGTATAGTCACGTCCAGTTTATGGGAGCTGCGCCTCCTGCTGCTACGTTAGCTCCTTCTTCCGGAATAAATCTACGTAGTGCTACATTTACAATTGTAGATGCCTTCGAGAAAGGCTTTACTGACTTTCAGTTCTTTGCTGAAGTAGCACTTCCTGATGTTATGCGCTTTAAGTTTCCTCCACTCTATATAGCTATATGGTTAATGTTAGTAAAGGCTCATACAGCAGAAGAGCGTGCGCGTGTAATTAGGTTCGCGTTAGGTCTACCGCGCGGATTTGCTAAGACAACCTTTATTAAAGTCCTTATCTGTTGGCTTATCTGTTACGATAAGGTTACATTCGTCCTTACCGTGTGTGCTACAGAACCTCATGCACGTAACTTTATTGCTGACCTTAATGATATACTTGCTAGTCCTAACATGGAAAAAGTCTATGGTGCATGGACTGTAAATCTAGCATTAGATCAACAGGAACTTAAGAAGTGTAGCTATCGGCGGCGCCTAGTTATCATAGCAGCTATAGGTAGCGGTACTAGCGTTCGTGGTCTTAATATCGGACATGAACGCCCGGACTTCATTATATGTGATGATATGCAAACTAAAGAAAATGCGGATAGTGATGCTGAAAGTATGCGTCTACTACAATGGTTTATTGGTACACTACTAAAAGCTGTAGATCCATTACGGTCTATGGTAGTCTATATTGGTAATATGTATCCTCTGAATTGTATTCTCTATAAACTTAAGGAAAATCCTTATTGGACTAGCCTTATTACCGGTGCTATTCTTGCTGATGGTGGTAGTTTATGGGAAGAATTGCGTAGTCTTGACAGTCTATATGAAGAATACAAACATGATGAGAACTTAGGCCTAGCATTTATTTGGTTTGCGGAGATGATGAATGATCCTATTGTGGGTCAAATTAGTCTACTTCCTAGCGGCACTATTCCAACCTGTCCACTACGTGTTGAAGAGATAATACCCAATGCTGGTTTTATAGTTATCGATCCAGCTGGTTTCAAACGCGCAGCTGATGATAACGTAGTAGCTGCATTCCTTGTTCAAGAACAAGTACCCTATCAGGTTGCATTAAGTGCAGGCACCTACACTCCTCTTAAAGTCATTGAAGAAGCTGTAAGAATAGCGCTTCTCTTCAACATTAGGGTTATATTTATTGAATCCGTCGCGTATCAGCAAACATTAAAGTTTTGGTTCGAACATATCGTTGAAAAGGTAGGTCTAAAGGAACACTTTGTAGTTGTGGAGATTACACCTAAAGGTAAGAATAAAGATAATAGGATTAGGGTAAGTATACATCAGTTGCTGGATAAGACATGGTATATAGCTGATCCAGACGCGCGCCAACGCTACATGTTTCAAGCCTTGTCTTACAAAGTTGGTAAAACTACTAATCGAGATGATATACTTGATGCAGATGCTTATATCGAAGATATTCGTAATGATGAACATTGGGCGCTTATACATAGTTTACCCATGAATGCTCCCGAGGACTTGCAAGCAGGCGTAATAGCGAACAACACTCCATTTTAAGGGGTATAGTATGGCGCAAGCAGTATCTACGGCGTTACGTCTAAGTGCAGAGGCACAAGCTTCCTTACTTGCTTACTGTAAGATTGTGCTTGATCTACATCAACGTACAAATGAACTTCGTAACAAGATGGAATTTATCGATATCGCATATGCTCGTTATAAGTACACACAAAACAATACAGGAAACGGAGAAGATCCAATAGCAGGAGATGTACCATGCGGAGTAGATGTTGATGACATTACTGTCCCTGTTGTGGTTAGTCAAGTTGATAGCTACGTAGGATACTTCGCAGACATTTTCCTTAGCGGTTTTCCTATTTTTCCAGTTGTTTCTACTGTTGATAATCTTGTTGAAAGCGAAAAGCTACAAAGTATTGTAGATGATCATGCTATTCGTGGTCGCTATCCACGGCATCTTCTTATGTCCTTACGAGATGATACAAAATACAACTTTAGTGCGCTTGAAATTGATTGGTGCCCATTGGATCTTTATACAGCACTTTCTTCTTATGACCAAGTTACTGGAAGTGGCACAGAAGCTCGCGCGAATAAACTTACTGCTCAACAGTATTACATAAACAAGATCAATCGACTCGATCCATATAATGTAATCTACGATGATCGTGTTGCTCCAGTTGATGTACCATATCATGGTGAATATGCTGGTTATATTGAAATTATAAGCAGGGTGGAACTAAAGAGAAGGTTGGCCTACTTTGCTACAACCGGGGACGGTTATCACACTTCACAAGCCTACAATAGTAAGCTAGGTATTGGTTCAGCTACATCTTCTCCACTTCATATGGGTTATTATCATCAAGCACCTCAAATTTCTAATATCATAATCCGACGTGACTTAGCTAAAGCTGGTCTCATGGATTGGGTAGCCTATCTTACAGGGACTAAGAGTGCTTCTGCGCGGTATCAAAATATGTCAGATATGTATGAGTTTGTTACATTATATGTACGTGTTATACCTGAAGAGCACGGTATGGATGTTCCACGTAAAGGAACACCGCAAGTCTGGAAACTTTGCTATGTAAATCATGAAAAGCTTGTATATGCTAAAAGGATTTATAGTCTCTATGATATGATTCCTATCATTGTTAGTCAACCTTTTGAAGATGGTTTTGGTACACAAACTGAAAGTATGGGTGAACGTGGAATACCTTTTCAAGAAGCTGCATCTAAACTCTTCAGCATTCGGTTAAATAGTGCTCGGCGTGCTGTTATGGACCGTGCGCTATATGATCCAATGGTAGTCAATAAAGATGATATCAATGCTCCTTTTCCTGCTGCAAAGATACCTATTAAACCTAACTCCTTACTGAGTGGTAAGACTCTTGAAGCAAGTTATAAGCAAATTCCATTTGATAGTCGCGGTACTGAAACTGTAATACAAGATATGCGTAACATCTTAAGTATGGCTGATAATGTTAATGGGCTTAATCAACCTTCACAAGGACAATTTCAAAAAGGTAATAAAACACGTAAAGAATGGAATGATACAATGGGTAATGCTGGTAAACGTCTACGACTTCCTGCACTTTGCTTAGAATACCAGAAGTTTCTACCTCTAAAAGAACAGATTAAACTTAATATATATCAATATGGTGTTAGTGGTCCGTTTCAGAACATGAGAAGCGGAGAGATCTATAATATTACAGCTAAGGAATTAGAGGCTATTAAAGCTAAGATAGGTAATTTCGAACTTGCTGATGGATTTCATCCTGCTGAGAAGATGGCAGCTACAGAAGTACTTTCACAAGGTATGCAACTTATCGGTCAAAGTCAACCATTACAACTTGCATGGGGACCAGCTCTTCCACGTATGTTTGCACATCTTATGTCACTTGGTGGAGTTAAAGGTATTGATAAATATCTACCAACTGCGGCACAACAAGCACAACCGGCAGCAGCAATACCTGCTACACCAGGTGCCGCGGTGACTCCACAGGCAGGTCAAGGTACATAGGGGATATAGGTGGAAATAACTCAACTTCAATTGCTACCTCCTCCAACACAGTTTACTCCTACCGAGGAAACTATACTTCGTCAACTTCTTGCTGAACCTGTAATGATTAAATATCTTAATATAGTATTATGGGGGCTTATTACTGATAATGCTAATATACCGTTACCAGTAATAAGCGCTGATTTACAGGAACACGCACTTAAGCAATCCTATGTTAAAGGGGGTATCAGCGTAGTGCATATGCTGCAATCCGTTAATATAGGATCGCAACAAACGTAATAACCACACCAAGGAATACTTATGCCAGGCGTCATGGACTTTTTCGGTAACTTCGGTAAAAGCGCAACAGCTAAAGCAGTACCTGTGACACCTCAACAACCTGTAAGTGGTACACCAACAGGACAAGGTGGACAGCCTGTTGCGGGTGGAACTCCTGCACAAGGGGGAGCACCTGCTAATCCTGATGGTACACCTGCTACTGGAACTGCTAGTAATGATCCCAACAATTTCAAAAATCCTCTTGACCTTTACAAAGATTTGTTCCATAATACTGAAGATCCTGCGGCACCTAAAGCGCCTGAATTCAAGTTATCATCTGAAATTGTTACTAAAGCTGCTGGTTCTCTTAACTTTACTGATGGTTTACCGAAAGAGTTAGCAGATAAGGTAGCTGCTGGAAATCTAAGTCCTGCCGATCACATGGATATTATGCAACATGTGGGACGGCAGGCATACGCTAAAGCAATGGAGCATATGTCAACACTGACAGACCGCTTTGTTGGATTGCGTACCGCACATGAGCAGCAAGGACTCCCTAAGCAACTCCGCAATCTCCTTGCAACCACCAAAGCAGCATCACTCCCAAGCGCGCAAAGTAATCCTGTTGTTAAGGCGCATATGGAACTTATTAGCAGTCAGTTAGCTCATAAGTATCCCGATCAGACGCCTGACTGGATTGCAGAGAAAGCACAGAGTTTCTTCACCGACATGGCAAAGGCTATCAATCCTAATTTTGGTTCCACCGAAGTAGATGAAGAAGGTGAACCAAAACAAGGTAGACGGCCTGCAAAGATGGAGATGGAGAACTTTGATTGGGATGGCTACCTGAAAGATAAAACTCCGTCCTAATGCGCTAAAAGCGCCAGGAGATTCTGCATGGGGTTCTATAGTGGTGTGTTCAACACCACAGTCAATCCAGCTGAGCTGAACAAGAGAAGTTTCGCTGCGGCGATGCTGCGCTTGTTCCCAGATGGTGCTGCACCTATCTTTGCTCTCACTTCTCAAACCGGTAGAAGTCGTGCTGTATCTTCCACACATGGTTACTTTACCAAGACACTTGCGTTTGCTACTGTTGCGAGTGATGGGATCAATGCTGCTGCAACTACTAACTTGCTTGTGGTTTCAAGTGCTGGAATTCAAGTCAATATGGTTTTATTCAATCCTGCTACACAAGAGAACATGCGTGTTACAGCTGTACCTGATGGTACACACGTAACAGTTACTCGTGCTTTCGGTCGTGTTGCTGCTGTTGATATTGCGGCTGCTCAAGTGTTGCTTGTCATTGGTACTGCATTCGAAGAAGGTTCTGCACGTCCAACAGCTCGCGGGCTCACTACAGTCTATGTCAGCAACTTTACACAAATCTTCCGTAATGCATGGGCTGTAACTGATACAGCGAGAGCCAGTCTTACAGAAATGGGCTTTACTAACATCGCTGAAAGTCGCAAAGATGGAGCATTGCTACACAGTGTGGACATTGAAAGTGCTATCCTGTTCGGACAAGCTAAAATGGATGTTACAGGAGCGCAACCTTTACATAGCACACAAGGTGTAGTGGATGCTACCGAACAATATGCTGCTGCAAATACAAATACTGCTGGTGCAACTACAAATCTCACACAACTTGTTGGATTCCTGGAACCTGCTTGGACATTCTCACATGATCTCGGTGATAGCAAACAGCGCGTTGCATTTGTTGGTTCTACAGCAATGAAAGTTATCAATGATATTGCACGTATGAACGGTCAAGTACAAATGATGCAAGGTCAGACTGGGGCTTTTGGTCTCTCTTTCAATCGCTTTCTCTTCTACAAAGGTGCCGTAAATCTCATTGAACATCCTATTCTCAATGGTCTCAGTGGTATGGCTGGATTGATGGTAGTCCTGGACATGCCTGCTATCAAACTTGCTTACATGGATGGTCGAGATACACGGCCTGAAGAATTTGGTGGTACAGGCAAGAACAATGCTAACGGCGTTGATAGCGAAGGTGGTAGCTTTACAACTGAATTTGCTGTAGAGGATCTGAATCCCGCTGGTAATGCTATCGTATACGGTCTAACACAAGGCGATGTTGGTTAATCAGCTATAATAATCTCTTAACCAAGGAGCTAAGCGATGGTACAGCAACCACAAGGGAAGCCTGAGCAGACTTACTTTCACAGTTCTGCTCCTAACATGGGCTTCAAATGTACAACTACAGGTGGAAGTAAATACGGTGAACGTGTTGCTTTCAAGAATCATTTTCTTATCACTACAGATCCTGCTGTTATTGATTATGTGCGTAAGAACTTTGTTGCACGTAAATCTGCAATGTTTATGGTACATGAAATTGATGAAGCTACCTATCAACGCGCTATTGCGATCAAACAACCGAATCCACCTGCAATGCCAGTTCGACCTGCTATACCTACCGGTGCTGTAGCTCATCCTGCTGTTGCTCCTGTACCTACTGGTGCTGCACCTTCTACCGCTGCAACCTTTGGTGCACCTAAAGCATAAGTGACCAAGCAGAGATAGCGTATGGACTTTAGCGAAGCAGTCCAGTTGATCAATAACATTACAAAGCGGCCTGATAAGACTGCTGAAGTAAAGGCTGCTATCAACAGAGCAATTGGACTCTTCGCTGTTAAAGGCTGGGCACATGATCGTGTAGAACTTACTCATAACATAGTAAGTACCGATTATGCCCAGTCTTTTGCTATCAATGCTGCACCTTTTGCGCGCTTTAGGAAAATTAAATATATACGTCCTACCGGCTATCGTATTTATCTTGCCTACAGAGATCCATCTCGTATCTTTCAACCTAATGGACATGAATGCTTGGATAGTTGGTACCGTAGTGGTGTCAATATCGTGTTTAAACTTAGTAAGCTACAATCTAGTTTAGAAATTGCGTACTATCAATATCATTTAGCGATGCTAGCTGATGCAGATACTGATTGGATGCTCGATGAAGTTTGGCCAGCTCTACATGATTGGACAGTAGCGGATATCATGGGTCAAATTGGTAATGATCAAGAGCGCGCGCGATATCAAGCCAAGGCTACAGTGCTACTTGATGCTTTTCATGCAGATATAGGCGAAGGTGTAGAACTTTCCTAATCACCTTGGAGCATTAAGTGTTTCTTCAGCCTCTTGGTACTCGTATAAATATAACAAGTGCGGGGACTGTTACTTCTGTAGGTCTTGTTGCTCCTAATATCTTTAGTGTTTCAGGTAGTCCTGTAACTACGGCTGGTAATCTTACATTTACTCTTGCTTCACAACTTCAGAATTTGTTGCTTGCTAGTCCTTCTGGTGTAGCTGGCATACCATCTTTTCGTGCTCTTGTCAATGCTGATCTTCCTGCGGATGTACTCCTGCGCACATTGGCAGATGCTAAAGGTGACCTACTTGTTGCTACTGCTGCCGACGTAATTGCCCGGCTTGGTGTCGGCACTAACGGACAGGTACTTACAGCGGATAGTGTTGAGACTAGTGGTATTAAATGGGCGACACCTGCTAGTGGTGTTACTAATTTTCTTGGTCTTAGTGATACACCTGGTAGTTATACTGGAGAAGCATTAAAAGCAGTACGTGTTAATGCAGGAGAAACTGCATTAGAATTTGCTGTTGCTGCTGCTGGAAACTTCTTAGGTCTTACAGATACACCTAGTGCTTATACAGGACAAGCTAGTAAAACAGTTAAGGTTAATGCTGGTGAAACTGGACTTGAATTTGTAACTGTTGGTGCTGGCGGAGATGTTACAGGACCTGCTTCTTCTACAGATAATTATATTGTAGTTTTCGATGGTACTACAGGTAAACTTATCAAACAAAATGCTGGGCAATTAGGTATTAGCACTGGTGGCGGTAATCAAATACAATTTGCTGGTAAGAATATGATTCAATTTACAGATAGCGGTTCTACAGTTGTTAATTATTTTCAAGTTGCACCTGGTATTACTGGGCAACCTACAGTCTTAAAAGCGATAGGTAGTGATGCTAATATTGGTATAGAAATGTATACTAAAGGTACTGGTGGTTACGCTTTTATCAATCCTCTTAATCAAAAAATGCTTCAACTTTTAGGTGGTGCAGCAAATGCACCTAATGGTATTAGTATAACTACTGGACTTACTACAGCATCTCCAATATTACAATCAATAGGTGAAACTAATGTAGGACTAAGGATAAGTAGTAAAGGTACTGGTAACATTGATTTCTTTAGCGATACCAATACACTTGAACAATTTAAGATACTACGGGTAGCTAGCGCAGCGAACTTCCTACAAGCTGCTGGTGCTGCAACTCTTTCTGGACCTGTATTAAGTGCTCAAGGTTCGGATGCTAATATTGATCTTAATATTACACCTAAAGGAACTGGACGAGTAATAATACCGTCTACTACATTTCTTAATGTTGGTGGGTTAGAACTTACTGGAAGTGTCGCACCCAATATAGGATTTTATACACCTAGTGCTGATACAATCCGCACGCCGAACAGCGTGATCGTGGATGACAACCTCACCGTCAGCGGCGTAGGAACAATTCCAACTCTATATGGTTCGGCTGCTGCCGACGGTGACATTACGATAGAGGGCACATCGCACGCAACCAAGACGACTAGTTATGTGATCTTGCAGCCGACCTCCGGCAACGTCGGCATCGGGACGACGGGACCGGGAAGTAAATTTGAAGTTCAAGCAGACGGAATGGGCGCGAATGTGCCTGCTATTTGGCTGGCCAATATTACTAATGTATCTGAGCGAGATGGAACGGTGATTTCAACGGTTGATGACGGCTCTGATGTCGAGGTTTTACATGTTCGCGCCAATACTGTGACATACAACGGCGGGACAAGTCTGTTTCTAGTAAGAGGCGACGGCAACGTCGGTATCGGGACGACGAGTCCGACTACCGGAAAACTCGTAGTGGATCAGGCTAGCACCACTGCTGCTATTCCAACTCTAGTGCTGGAGCAGCGAGACGTGAGCGAACAAATGATGATGCTGGATACCACAATTGGAACCGGAAACGCGATTGAGGCAGTAGCAGCGAAAACACTAACTACAACGCATTTTGTGAAGGTGAATGTTGTGGGCGTCGGGGATAGATATTTCCCTGTTGGGACGATTGCTTAATATGACCCTTCACATCCTCCAGCTATTCCTTGCCGCCGCGCACATTGCCGATGCGTTGGCGATACTTTATCTATTCAATTATATAATGAACTATAATCTTTATTATAGTGTTATACCTAAACTACTTTTCCGTATAGAAATTATTGAAAATGTACGCGCAGTACAATAATAACCCATTAATTTATTCGTAAGGAGTCCCTGGATGGACATGGCAGCATACAAGGAGAAGAAACAAAAGAATACCGTTCTTCTCCAGCGGTTTACTAAAGATCTTTTTCAACTTGTTGCTCATCGTTATGATCCTGATACTGGCGTTGAATCTGCACCAGAAATTGCGCAAACTAATGTAGAAGCTATCAATAAACATATCATAGACACGGATGTAAATATTGAACAACTACAAAAACGTAAAGAGGGATTACAAGCACTTAAAGACGATATGGAAGCTATGGAAGCTGCAGCTACATCTGCAAAATCAGGACAGCCTGCATGAACTGGGACGGTATCTACGAACGAGTAGCGCCACATGAAGGAGGTTATGTTAATCATCCAGACGATCCTGGACGTGAGACTAACTTTGGTATTACATGGCCTACTTTACGTGAAGGTATTCGTCTTAATCTTGTTCCCCCTAATACTACAATAGCAGGAATTACACGTGAACAAGCTAAACTGCTGTATAAAGAATTGTTCTGGAATCGTATTAAAGGCGATAAACTACCAGATGGTGTAGCATTTCAATTACTTGACTTCGCTATCCATTCCGGTATTGAGACTGCTACAAGGAAACTACAAAGAGCTGTAGGCGCTGCAGATGATGGACATTGGGGACCAGTAAGTCAAGCTGCGTTGGACTCCAAAAGTGAGACTGATCTCATTATGTTATTCTTGGCTGAACGTATAGAATTCATGACTAGCTTAAGTATATGGCCTACATTTGGCAAAGGCTGGGCTAGAAGGATAGCTAAAAATCTTCGGTATGGTGCCGAGGATTCGTAACATCGTTATGTGGAGGTAGTATGCCAGGAAGGAAGTACCTACTTTTAATCTGGGCGTTTTTGGTGTTAGGTGCTTGTGAAAGCTTGTCAACACCTCAAAGCTTTGATCAGAATCTCGCCTACAGTTATACTGGTGTAACCGCTGCTCGTACTACCGCTACAACTTTGCTACAATCTAAGACGATAAGTGTGGATGATGCAAAGATGGTGCTTAATCTTACAGATCAAGCGCGCGCTGGACTTGACATAGCACGTATTTACAGTAGTAAAGGCGATACTTTGAATGCTCAAAGCGCGCTGAATCTGGCTACGCAGGTGCTTAATCAGATTCAAGTATATCTCAAAGCACGACAAGGAGGCTAAATGGAAATACTGGCGGCAGTTGGCATGTTAACCAACTTGGTAAGTGTAGGTAGCAACCTATTTAACCAAGTTAGCCAAATTAGTACTACAATAGCTAAAGCACAAGCTGAGGGGCGCACACATCTTACAACTGATGAATGGACTGCTATTATTGCTGCAGATGATGCAGCTCGTAAAGCCTTAGAAGAGGCAATTAAAGCAGCTTCTTAATATGTCACTTAATCCGCTATCGCCTGCATATCGGCGCGTTAATTTTCTTGTTCTAGTTGCTATACTTATGGTTACAGTACTTGTATTTGTTACACTTTGGGCTTCTGATATAGATGAATTTGCTAAAGGTATTGTTACACTTGTGTTAGGACGATTTCTAGGTTATATTGATAATGTATATAACTTTGAATTTGGTACGACTAGAAAGGCTAAAGAGCAAGAACAGCAAGTAGTTAACGGAATCACACAACACCCTAAGGAGCCACCACAATGAAGTTCCGCTTTACCGCTATACTTGCTGTTCTTCTTTTGGCAGCAAGCTCATTGGTATATAGTCAGAGTGCTATCATACGCTCACAAAATCCTTCTAATATCTATGAAAGTGTCAAAAGTAGTGGAGGTGCGCTACATACTGTTGAACCTGTTATTACAAGTGCTGTATGGTTAGCCAGTGCCGCTAGGACCGCAACGGTAACTCAGGCTGATCAAACTCTCAATAGTCGTCATCGTGGTATCGATGTAATCTGTAATGTGACTGTGGTGCCAACGGTGGAGACGCTTATTCTCAGTATCCAAAAGAAAGATGTACAAGGTAATTACGTTACTTTGGCTGCAAACAGTGCGCAAGCTGCAGCAGGTGTTATACGGGTAAAAACGCATCCTAACTTTGTTCTGGTGGCGGCTGCAGTAACGGGGCATACTACAAATGATATACTGGGAGATACCTATCGCCTTGTTATGACACACAGCGCGAGCGGTAGCTTTACATACGGCTGCACGTATCAACTGATCATCTAATCGCGCTTTCCGAGCACAACATAAAGGGTATGACATGGCGTCCCAACCGGATACACTAGGTTTATATCCACATAGTGCCCCCGATGGGACGCCGATTCCCTTTGATATTGTTCGTCCTTTAGGTCTTATTCGACAGGACTTTACTGCGGCAGCTTCAGGTAATATCGCTATACCAAGTGATGCAGAACTTCTAGCCTTTATGTCTACTCAAGAATGTATCGTTAAATTTGGTGCTGCGGCAACTGTACCTGCCAATGGAGTGCATAATATTGATATGATTGTAATCCCTGCTGGAGGTCTACTTGTAGTAGATCATAATTTTGCTACTACCTTTTCAGTGATAGCGCTTGCGGATGAAGGTACACTATATGTACAGACTATTAAGAAATGGAAAGATCTACGTAAACAAAGTCAATTTAATAGGCCTTAACATGGCACAAGATGCACATATTATAGATCTTCGTCGTTCCTATATTCCTATTGATCCTAATGCATTTCCAACTACAATGCATACTACAGAAGCTGAAGATCGTCCGGAACAACGTACACCAGTAATACCTTATGATGGCTATAACTTTATGCCTACACCACAAGGCTATTGTAGTTTCTTTGGCATTAACTCTAGCCTAGGGATTAATGCGCTCGCGGAAAATGTAGATGATCTCTTCATGATACAGACTCCTCAATATCAGAACATCTTGGTAGCCCTTGCAGATACCGGTATATGGACTAAAGATGGAAGTCTTGCTGGTGCTTGGAATCAGCAAATAGTGCTAGCACCTCCTGCTGCAGGAAGTCATTTACAATGGAGTAAATGCGTTATTGATAATGTGGTATATGTCTATCGCCAAGGTGAACCAAATGTTTGGGAAGCTAATCCTGCAAATGGTTATAATTTTACTGCATTTGTACCAAGTTTTCTTAATATGGCTGGACAACTTGGTATATTTAAAGCTGGTGGTCGTTTAGGTTTCTGGGATTCTGAGAACTCTACAAGCTGGTCTGCTTTTGGAGATACACATGATTTGATTCCTTCTCCAGAAACAATGGCTGGTAATGCTATCTTTCAAGATATTGTTGGTCGTATTGTTACGGTATTACAGCATGGTACAGGATTTGTTATTTACTGCACAAAGAGTGTTGTTCTTGTTGAACGTAATCCTAATAGTGCTATGCTGTGGACTGGTCGCGCACTCTTCAACAATAACGGTATTGCTTATCGTGAAGAATGTTGCTTTGCTGAACCGGATTCTCTCCATTTTGCCTTTACTTCACAAGGTCTTGTTGAGATAGGACCTAATGGAGAGACTAAGTTTGTAGCACCGGAAATCTCTACATATCTTAAAGAGAAACGTGATCCAGTGTATCTAAAGATGATGAATGGCCGTTATCTATTTCTACCTATTCTTGACCCAGCATATCTTATTGGACGTGTAGCTTTTACAAGTGAGACTGTAGAAGCCGCTGTATATAGTTGGAAACAGGCGTCACTTGAGATAGCAAATCCTACTAATCAATGTCGTGCAATACTTGCTGCAATGCGTTCGTTCGATCAGGCTTATCTTTTTAATACATTTGGTTTTACTTCTTATACGCAAGCCACAGCGCCCGCTGGAGTTCCTATCTGGCGGGATAACTATAGTACGACCGTAAGTGTTGCAGACTTAAAGGCATGGAAAGACCATGACCCTATTGCTATATTTGGCAGTAAAGATTACTTTCTAGACTTTGCTTTTACTAACGGAGGTATACCTAAGATAGGCGGTCTTGGTACAGAGTTTATGATACCTACTAAGGGGCCTAAACTTGAGGCGGGTTTTGCTGCTATTATACATCAACAAGCTAATGACAAGCTTTTCTTCCATGATCAAGATTGGTTATGGTGGTCAGAGGAACGATTCTTTGATCATTGGAAAGCTGCAATTGATGCTAAAGTACACGCACCTATAATAGTAGGAACTGTGCAATATATTGATACGTGGTCTGTTAAACTTGAAAGTGATACTACCTATCAATTTGGTCCATACATTATGCCTACCTTCTTTAGTGAAGCTAACCGGAAATATGGTATAGCAACTAAGAGTGCGTGGCTACAACGCAGTCTTACTAGAGGTATAAATATAGAGTTTGTTACACGTGTAGTAGAAGAGCCTATAGCTGAAATGCCTTGGCATGGAGGTGGTTTTGATTATGCTACCTATGCTGCTACTTCTTCACTTGCAGGTGACTATAGAGCATTTAAAGACGCTAGTGATCCAGGTAATGCTCCACATAGTGTATCTACCGCAGAATTTCCTGGTAATGGTGTTACTAATCGTATGATCCGCGCAACTGCTACTAATGGAACTGGAGGACCAGGTGGTTCTATAGATGTAGTTCCTTATAAACCTGCTGCAGGAGACATTACAGGAAGTGCATTACGTCCACTTCTTGTTAATCGTCCAGTATTTCAGACTCAACGTGTGCAAACATTTCGTTTACCTGTGTTTAAATATGTTGATTTTGCTACATGTGTTTATAAAGAACTAGGTTTTACAGATATTAGTGGCCATGGACATTATACACTTCTAGGTGATTTTGTAGTAGATGATGCTATAGCAGAAGCTGTAGATTATGTTGATGTATGCACAGCAGCTCCTAAGAAAGGAGTGCCCTCATTCTTTAATGGTATTCCAGTATTGCAACCTTGGAATAACGGTTCTACTTGTGGTCGTAATTATGCTACTAACATAGGTAATGAGGCATATGTATATCCTGCTATTCCGGATGTAGTAATCCCCAGTGGTACTATATTGCTACAAGCCGGAAGCATAGAGCCTATTTATCCTACTTACTTAGGTGCTTTTGTTTATGATGTACATTACAAAAAATGGGGTAAAATGAAACAGAATTATAAACAACTTCTCGACTATCTACCTATCAATAATGTAGCAGGGGATCAAGTAGTTCCGTATGATACATTTAATCCTAAAGTAAGTGCATTACTGGAGAATGGTAGTATTGTAATCTTCGATCAGTATCCTTCCGATAGTGAACTTCTATTTGGTAAGATAGGTTATTATCGTAAGGGATTTACGGATCTTGAGGAAGTACGTCTAACTAACAGGGCACCATATGACGGTTATCTCTTTGTAGAGGCTAGTCTTGATGGGCGTAATATAGAAGCAAGCCTAGGTGTTATACGTGCTTTTACTGCCCGTAATGAAGTTGTTGAGGGCTTTAGTATGAGCGCAAGATGGTATAATGTAGGTGTAAGAGGTAATTACGATCTTACACATCTCGAAGTTCGTGGTTTACGTACGGGAAGGAGGTAGTTAATATGCCGGAAGCTGCTGGTGCAACGGCACTTGATCGTAATACAGGTTTACCGGTAGCGCTACAGGGTCTTGGCTTTAGTCAAGATCAAGCTACAGTCAGCAGTGGGCGCACTGATACATCTACAACTACACAAGCAGAACGAACACGAGCAGCTACAGTACAGTCTGTTAATATGCTTAATACTACACCAACGGCACTCGCAGCTCTTGATACTCTCATAGGTCAATTAAGTACTCGTAGTGCTGTAAGTGACGCTGAACTTAATTCCAAGTTTCCGTTAGCTACTCCTGTCTATAGCCGTGAAGGTGGTTGGATGTATCAAAATCCTGTAACTAAAGGCACTATGTCTTCTCAGGAAGCGCAACAATTTAATGCGCAACAAGAAGTTAAACGACAACAAGTAGTTACACAAGCTGGAACTATCGGTCCTACATTATCTCCACAGACACAAGGGCGCCTAGCGGATAGAGATTTAGAGATCCAGCGTAACCGCACGCAACAAGGTGAATATAGTAAAGCGGCGGCATTTACCGATGCTCAAGCTCTTATGGATAAAGCTTTGCAAGATGCTCTTGAAAGAGAACTACCTCAAATTACTGCTGCAAGTGAAGGTGCTGGAACTAGCAAAGGTAGTATGCGGGCACTTCTTACCCAAAGAGCTGCCGAACGTGGTGCTACAGAGGGTGCTGCATTAGGTTCTCAACTCTCTACTGCATATGGTGGTCTTTCTAATCAACTTGCTTCTACGCTTGAACTTCTTACTCGTAGTGATCCCAACAGTCCTGAAGCAATGTTATTGCAAGCTATCCTTGGTAGTAAAGGTCTTGTTCAGCAAGGAACTACCGGCCAAACCACTGTAAGTGAAGGTAGTAAGAGTGGAACAACAGTAGGCACACAAGGTCCAAGTGCTCAAGTTGTAGCTACCGATAGGAAGCCCATAGCGCCAACTCCAGTTAATTTTAATCCTCCTGCCCCTGCAAGTCAACAAAAACCTGTGCAACCTTTTTATGCTATTGCTGCTGGAAATCCTGATGCTACCAGTTTTGCTGAAGGTAATTCCTATTTATCTTTATTTAATCGCAGTGCGGATGAACTTTATACTGAAAATGAGGAGATATAATCATGGCTGAAGAAAATATTCGTGAAGTAGTAGTAGATCAACTACACCGTAACACTACACAAACTGCACCAATGTTTGATTGGAGTAATGTTACTATGGATTCTATTGTGGAGAATGCGCGCTCTATTATGCCGAAGATGCTCACCGATTGGGCAGATAGTCTTGAGCCAGCGAGTGCTAGATCCACCGGAGCAGCTGCTGTAGCTTCTACACCTGCGCCTGCGAAACCTGCAGAAGGTGGTCTTGCTGATGATGAAGAAATCGCGCAACGACTTAATCAACTTACTCAAGATGCTGCTACATTTGCTGGGGCTGCGGAAATAAAGAATGCTAGTGCAATACGAACAGCAGATGGAATTAATACGGCATTACAAGTTCGTACACCTAATGACTCTACCCTGGAAGATAGTTATCTTACCTTAGTAGGCGCGGACCAAGAGGTAGTAGGTCGTATGAGTCCGGGTAGTAAGGTGGGCAGTAAGAGTGCTAATATACGTGAAGTTATTGATCCCGCTACAGGTGATGTATTGCTTACGGTACCTCGGCGTGCGCCTCAGGAAGCTACGCAAGTTCAACAAAATGATACACGCATAGCCGCTCAGGTTGTTAGTGATGCTACACTACGTCAGGTCGAACGCCTAGACATTACACGAGAACTAAGCAGAATACCGCGTCTTAGCGGAGAAGAACATAAGACTGCTATGGGACAACTTCTTGTTAGCATTGATTTACAGCTTGCACGAGAATTTCAACGTATTCGTAGTCAAGCTGCTATTGAAGGTGGTTATAAAGATGCTCAGGCAAACTTACAAAAGAATCTTCAACTAGATGTAGAAAGTGGCTTTGCTGCTCGTTTTAATCAAGCAAGTGCGCAGACAATTCGTGCTCAGTCTGGGTTAACTACAAGCCTAGCCGCTGCACAACATCTTGAGCAGAGTCTTATTCGCGCTGATACTGAAGTTGCTAAACTTGTAGGCGCTAAAAATACATTACTGAAGCTTGAAGCGCGTGGAACATTACGAGAAGAACGGAAACAAGACTTGCGGGATACAGTAACTCCGCAAGAACTTACTAACTACCATTTCATTTATGGGAGTACTGGTAACGATGTGCAAGATCGTGATACAATTGTTGCGCGTCGTGATAAAGAACCTACTCTCAAAAAAGTTTTACAAGCAGATCCTACTAATATCTATGGTCTCCTTACAGATTCTAATCTTGACGTACGTAATAAAACTGCTAAATTGGTTAATGAATATGATCGCGCGGCGAATGGATTATCTACAGGACAAAATACAACGACGTTTAATATCATTAAGGATTATATCGCTAACCCACTCAAAATTATTGAAGATGCTCCAATTACTAAAGAAGAAAAAGCAAGACTTAAAACACAACTTATGGTAGCTACTGGACCGGAACGTGCTCAATTACAGCAAACACAACTGGCAAATCTTCTACAACGTATCGTGGAGAAACGATATGAGCAGAGTTATGGTAATATGAGTGGTTGGCGTAGTGATAGCATAAGTCCGGGAAGTCCATTACAAGTAGTTATTGCTGAAGTTGCTAAAACTAATCCTACTGGAGCTGCGCCATTACCTACTGTTGTTGAAACGTTTATGATGAAGGATATAAAGGGGCCAGAAGATAAACCTATACAACACCGGGATAAGATTGCCATGCTACAGACAGCTCTACAAGGTGCTATTAACAATGATACAAAAAGCATACTTATGACAGATTTTGATGGGATTCGTATGCGTATTGGTGCCCAAATAAGTCAGCTCAGTATGCGCTATGAAGTGCGTAAATTCGCGCGTGATTATGGTTTGATGTGGAGATAACATGCCACCTCTTGAATACGCTTCAAAATATGATATCACTAACTATGCTGCTAGTGCAGTGCTTGGTGATGTTGAAAAATTCGCTGCTGGTACTCTCGTTGATGTAGCTACAACGCTATGGAATTCGCTGCCCTTTACACCTGAAGTAAAGACTGAAGATATACTACAACAGATGGATCAAGGTACTTTTGATTACTTTCGTGAGAATCCAGACAGTGTGCGTACTGCTAGTCTTATCGGTGGTACACTTATTCCTGGTATTGCTGGTCTAAAGATGTTAGACAGAATGCGTAGAGGTGTAGTATCTGCTGGATATGCTGAAGGATTTGTAGGTGGTAGCTTTGCTGGTACTAAACAAAAGGTGCTCGCGACGGAAATAGCCAACATCTTCAAGCAAAGNGGNGCTGCTACAGCAGAATATCGTAGTGCTACACGACAACTTTATGCNTCTGCTATTACACAACAAGTTATTGATAATGCTGTTATTGAAGTTGCTGTAATTGGTGCTTTAAATGCNCATCCTTATCTGGAGGATTACTGGAAAGATCCACTGAAAAACTTTGCATTAGGTACAACTATTGGTAGTTTGCTTGGTGGTGCTATTGCGGTTCCTTATACACGTCGTCTTATCATGGATGCTACGGGTAATATCGCTCGCGAAAGTCTCACAAACATCCTTGAAAGCGGATACAAACAAGTTGATGAAGCTTTTACAAGTGCAGGTAAATTCCAAATNCATACTAGTAACATCAAGATATTAGATGATGTTATTAATGATCCTGTCCAGTATCCAATAACAAGAGAAATTGCAGGTAGTTATCGCTTACAGGAAGCTGCTGCACGGGAAACTGCACTTGAGAATGCTGCACCTTGGGTTAAGAAATCTACACCAGAAGTTAAGCAGGCTATTGTCAACCTGTTAAGTGATCCTAAGTTTATAGGAGTTGATAAGATTCGATCCTACGATTTGGATAAATCTATACAAGAAACTGCACGTCTTGTTGAAATTGAAGGTACTGGAACTGCTACTGCCTTAGATGCGCTTACAAAAGCAATTACCGGTGTAGGTAAAGAAAAGATAGCTAAGAACTTTATTACCCCTGATGGAAAAGCTGCAATTGCTTTTGTAAGATTATCTACGGGAGAAGTCTTTGCTGCACAGGGAGCTAGAAATGCTGCCTGGGCAGTTGATATAAAGGATAT